GTGATAGTGCGAGCAGTTGAGTCCTGAGTGACCTTCAATGTAAACGCAGAAGCCTTGCCAGATGATGCAGGGTTGCTGAAGGTGTATGTGACGTTCTCTGACAGTGTGTGCGTGAAGTTGTCACCATCTCGCAGGTTGATCGTAGCGGCATTGGAGGTTGAAGTGATCGCAGTGACTTCTTCAATCTTGCCGTTATCAAACGTGACCACACCATTCGCATCAGCAGTGACAACCTTGGATGCTTCTGACGTTCCGAGCGTTGTGATGTCGAGGTAGTTGATCTCGGCAGTCGATACTGTTGCGCCATCCAGCAGGTTGAGTTCAACCGCCGTGGACGTAATCGCCGTGCCACTAATCGACAACGTACTAAAGTCACCCGTGCCTGCGGAATTCGCACCGATGTTGGTGCCGTCAATCGCACCCGAGTTAATATCAACACTGGTCATGACAGGTGCTGTCAAGGTCTTGTTCGTCAGTGTCGTTGTGCTACTCGCAGTAACAATGTTCGACGGTGTGATGATTCCTGATAATGTGGTCATTTCTTACTCCGATTGTGGTCATGCCACGTTGCAAGCTCATATTTCGATTTTACATCAGCACGATCAGACTTTGTACTTTGTTTCTAGTTGGGGCTGAACGCTACCCTATTGCACCCATCTGATATAGTTAAGGTAGCCGCAAAACTTACTGATCCGGGCGTGGTGTGATCTAACAGAGTAAAATTGTTACTGACCCCCTTACCGACCACCGCAATATAGAGGCCATCGGGACTAAAATCTGCGCCAAAACCCTCGTCAGCCAGAGTATAAGTTGCGGCTAATGATACAGAACCGGGTGTCGTGTGGTCTAGCAAAGTAAAAAATGGCGACCCATCGTGTGCGATTGCAATATAGTTTCCGTCAGGACTAAAGGATATTTCAAAAACACTACCCGTAACAGTGTAACTAGCCGCCAAGCTGACTGACCCCGGAGTCGTATGATCCAACAAGCTAAAGGCAAGAGTGCCGTTTCCAAATGCAATGTAGTCATCATCGGGGCTAAAAGCCACACCTCGTTTCGTGATGTTACTAGCATAGGTTGCCGCCAAACTGACTGACCCCGGAGTTGTGTGGTCAAGCAAAGTAAATCGTGGTGCGGCGGTATTCACAACAGCTATATAGTCACCAGAGGAGCTAAAGTCTACTGAATTTCCTACTCCACTTAAATTATAAGTAATTGCTAAAGATAATGATCCGGGAGTCGTGTGATCTAGCAAATTGAAGCCTTGTTCTGATCCATCAGCCACCGCAATGTAATTCCCATCAGGACTAAAAGCTACGCTGTTACCAGTACCGTTTAAACCATAAGTAGTCGCTAAAGATAATGACCCTGCTGTTGAATGGTCTAATAAAGTAAAGCGATCGCCGCCAGAATGACCTACGGCGAGATAATTACCATCGGGGCTAAATTCTATGCCGTAAGCATTTTGAGAAGGATAATATGTGGCGGCTACCGATACAGAACCGGGCGTTGTATGGTCTAGTAAATGAACTGAGTCAGGCGCATTATTAGCGACCGCAATATAATTACCTACTCCGCCGCCAGCACCAGCCGCCGCTTGTATAGCTTTCTTTGCATTGCTCATTACGCTAACGCCTGTCCTGCTGTGAAGCCATAATACGTTGTGCCACCGTCTGTTGTGATGAACACAAAGTAATCAACTGCACCGCTGTCTTCAGAGATTGTTGGAGCTGTGCCGCCTGCCCAATCCACGCTTGCAGGCCATGTGATCGTGCGAGCAGTTGAGTCCTGCACTACCTTCAATGTAAACGCAGAAGCCTTGCCAGATGTGGCAGGGTTGCTGAAGGTGTAGGTGACGTTCTCTGTGAGGGTGTGCGTGAAGTTGTCGCCATCCCGTAGGTTTAGTGTAGCGGCGTTGGAGCTAGAAGTAATTGCAGTGACTTCTTCAATTTTACCGTTATCAAATGTAACGACACCATTCGCATCAGCAGTGACAACCTTGGATGCCTCTGAAGTTCCGAGGGTAGTGATGTCGAGGTAGTTCACCTCAGCGGTAGTAACCGTAGCACCGTCAAGGATATTTAATTCTGCGGCACTCGCTGTGACGCCCGTCAAGTCACCCGGTGCGATGCTGATGTTGCCTGTACCATCAAAAGACTGGCCGGCAATCGTGCGGGCTGTTTCGAGGGCGGTGGCGGTGGCGGCATTCCCTGTCGTGTCTTGGTTACCTGCGGTGTTTACACCGGGTAGGTTGATGTTGGCAGTACCATCAAAGGACACGCCACCAATTGTTCGGCCTGTCTCGAGGGCAGTGGCAGTATCGGCGTTCCCCGTGAGATCCCCTGTGACGTTCCCCGTGACAGCCCCAGTGAGAGGCCCCACAAAGGAGGCGGCAGTGACCGTTGTCGTGGAGTCAATCTTCGCACCCNNCGTGACAGCCCCAGTGAGAGGCCCCACAAAGGAGGCGGCAGTGACCGTTGTCGTGGAGTCAATCTTCGCACCCGTGACCGCATCATCAGCCAAACCGGCGGTGTCAATCTGCGGGCCTTCTCCTGTGGTTCCGTCGTGAGAGTGGCCAGTCGTACCATTAAATGCCGCTTCTACAGCATCAAACTCTCCGTCGAGGTCACTTGCATTAATGACGTTTCCATCTGCAATGTTGTTACCTGTGTCGTTTCGAGTATATCCTTGTCCCATTTTTATTTTACCTCCGGCCGTATTGACCGTATTGGATGACCATCGAGTCTAAAGAAAAAGGCGGATCAGTGGACTCCGAAGAGAAGCTAAATGCCGCCACAAAACCGGAACCTACAAGCTGTTCGTCAAAAACAAACTTGAGGTTTCCCCCACCAAATGAACCACTACCGTAAGTTGTAACGCCGTAGATAGAAGCTGTTGTACTTGTGTTGCTCACTGTAAATGTATCGGGCTGAACAACATCTTGTTCATTAAAGTCAAAATCCACGTCGACGTTGCAATTAAAGCTTCCTTGTGGGTCTACGAAAAGCTTTACCTTGTATAGGTTCTTACGGGTAGTCGGATCTGAAATAGGCAAGTACGGTGTCTTGTATGTCGCAATAATGTTTGCCCCATCAAAACTATTACCGGACTCCATTTGATACACGTAGCCATCATCGTTCGCGAATATAATTATTTCAGAACTACCGAGGTACTCACTGTGAACCACTCGTGCGTTAATCCCTCGAGTTTCAGCCCATGCCATATTGAGGCCGCCCTGTTGAGCGAATTGTGTACCTATAATCCCTTGCGCCGCATCATCCGTGTAGTTCGCATTAAAACCGAATATTCGATACTGGGATTTTTCCCGGATTACTGTGCTTGAAAAAGAAGACGAAGATTGTATGACACGAGTAACTTCTGGCTGAATAACCTTAGATACTACGCCTAAACCAAAGTCGTTGTTTCGTTCTGTACCGCTTAAGAGACGTAGTCCGTCTTGCGCGAGGAACATTAGATCTCCGCCAATTTCCTGAACAGTGTCAGTCCGGATGGCTCCAAGATCTCTAGTAATTGGCTGTACCTGAAAGTCGGCGATTGTAGTGCCAGCAATTAAATGTACCGACTTTTTCGTAAATACAATAAGTTGCTCTCGGAATGACGCTAAGTCGGTTATAGTGTTGTCAAACTCTATTGTACCCGCGCCTGACGCCGCTGTAAAGTCTGTATCACTGAACGGTGCTGAAAAAGAAAGGGATGTGTCTTTAGCAAAGAATAAATGACTCTTATGCTCGACAACGTGAGTTGCGCCATCCTGCTCCGACGTAGCAGACGAAATTTGGCTAAACGTCGTACCATCAAACTTATAGGGCTTTGCGTCACTGTCTACAATGATTAAAACTTCAGTAGAACCAAAATGATGCTTTGCAAAGCGGACCTTACCTGATCCCGATAAGTTTACACCCCCTGAACTATACGTCGCGTTGTCTGTTATTTCAGTCCAGCCACTCCTAGTTGAAAAGTATAAACCATCACCTACCGCCGCATACACGCCATCATTATAGTAAGTAACGCCTCGAACAAACGCCGCACTTCCAGTTACCTGTGCGCTGTCGTACTTATCGTACCCCTCGATTCTGCGATACCCGCCCTCGACTGAGGGTTCAAAGTTACGTAGAACAACTGCCGACCCCGGTTCTTGCGTGCCCTGCTGTAGCGGAGTCATGTTTGTCATGAGCCCACCAGTGAACGGCACGGGGTAACTTTGCCAACGGTCCGGCATCAGAACGCCCTAAAATACACGTTTTCGTTTACAAGCTGAGTTCGCATCTGTTTAATGCCATTCTCAAACTTACTTTGGGAGAGGTTAGCCATTTCGATGTTATCACGGAACATGTAAGCGTAATACATTGCACCGTCTACAATTACATGGCGGAACCTGTCTGGTACCGTGGGAATGTCTGTGGATAACTCTAAATCAACAGGCTCCATGTAGAACTCAAACTCAAGCTCGTATGCTTTGTCTGGCATCGGCACGATGATGTATTCTTCATCGGGTGTACGGACGACATTATTAGGGGTACCGCCTCGTGTTGAGTCCGTTTCGTATTCCTGATCTATGTAGGTATCGAGATACTCTGAATACGTGATTTGACGCAATCGTTTGCCCCGGCTTATACCGAGGTCATCATCTCTCTTTACACGGAAAGATCCAAAGTCTGTGTATTTGGCGTTGTACGGAAGAGAGTAGCGAGACACTCCAGCAACCAGAGTTTCTTCTTCGACGTTATGATTGTAAGGCCAAAAAAAGTGTGCTTGGTTGATGTGCCGGATAGAGGAGTTAACGGCCTCTTTAATCGTAGGGTAAAAGCCTTTCGCCGTGGAAAAATTACCGGATGTGAGTTGGGTCTCATTGAGACGTAACGCCACATCATTTACGAGAGATAAAAAATTGTAGGCCATTAGCTACGCTCCCTCACTTTTAAGCTAATCTTACGTTCGGTTGTAACACCAGCGGAAGTCGTAATTTGGCAGTAGATATTGTAGTTTGTGTTTGCTGTACCGAGGGCAAGCTGGATAGTTGCTACGGTGTTGCTATTGGAACTGCTGATATGCTGTAATCCGTTAATAATTGTGGTACCAGCCCACGTTTGTTTAACGCCATCCGCATCGTCAATCTTCCAAACTACAGAAGAAATTGTTGCTGTGTCTAAGTACCGAGACCAGTCAATACTAAAATCAATCTGCTCGTCCGGATCTTTTGGTGGCCACTTTAGTGCCATTTATGCCGCCCTCACGTAGACTATTCGTGGTGCATCACGGTCAACGTAAGACGTACGCTCGTGATCCTTGTTCGCCACATCGAAAATGACTGTGGTAGTGCTGATAGTAGCCGCGCTAACTGTAGCTGTCCCCTGCACTCCATCAAATGTAGGTTGTGCATTTTCAGCTATAGTAACAGTAGTAATCTCCCCGGTGCCTTCAACGGCTTGGGGGGTGTACCTTGATTGGAAGTTGAGCCCTTCTCCAATCTCACCCGTGCCTTCCGACGACTCTGGGGTTACATTTGCATCAGCCAGAATTGTTGGGGCATTTACTGCACCAGTTAATTCTTGATCGTCAGGTATGATGGTGTTTTCAGTACGCTGTTCTACAGTACCAATTTCACCTGTGCCTACAACACTTGTCAGAGCTGTAACAGCATCAGCAGTGACAGTTACTTCGTCACCAATAACTCCCGCCGCATCTGTGATGATTTCAGCGAAGACAGACACCTCAAGGGTTGTTTCACTGGCGGCGGATACAGTTACGCCTGTTACGCTTCCTGTACCCTGCACTCCTGTGACTTCTGTTTCAGTTGGGGCAGACGTATTTCCGTAATACGATACTCCGTAAATACCTTGTCCATAGTAGGCATTTTCAAAGTTTGTACTTACACGGAACCCAGTATGGAGGTCGTCTTGGTCTGCGTTAACAGAAGCTGTTGCAGAAACAGACTGAAGTGTGAAGACCATCTTAACAAGGAGATCATCGTTGACAGTGGTAGTTGCTGAAACGCCAGAAGGGGTGGCTGTGTCGCCTACCCCCTCGATTACTGTAACAGAGCCGACAGAACTCGTGCCCTCAACTGACTCGTTTACTGCGAGTGTGCTGTTAGCTGTACTGTAGAGTTCTGTACCGTACGTGGCAATTCCGTACCACGCTCCGGTTTTGGTCTCCGTTACCGCCATTTAAGGACTTCCTTATGCGATACGAATTACAGCGTTGGAAGCATCGGCAGTAGGGAACTGAACTACGAAATCACCGTTAGTAGAAGTTTTATCACCACCAAAGGCCAAGACAGCAACAGCATCCGTAGTAGAAGAACCACCGTCTGTAGTAGTGTTGTAGACTAGAGCACCATTTGCAGTGATAGTCGCAGAAGACCACGTGACGTCCCCAAAATCTACAAATGCGGTAGTAGAAGATAAGGACGCACCATTGTTTGTGAGAGTCTCTCCGCCTGCGGTGTACCCAGACCCACTCACTTCATTTGAAGTCGAGTAATCTGTAGTAGTCGCGTCCAATGAAGCAGAAGAAGTGAACAGTGCGATTTTGAAAGTGTGTCCGCCGTTTCCAGAAGTCTGAAAGTCGTGCTTACCTTCAAGAAGTTCTTGCTTGAAAGACGAACACATTGCAGTTGTAATTGCCATTTTTATTGTCCTTTGTTAACTACGTGTTTGATGTGTGAATTGATTCCTTGGCGCATGTGCTTGGCAATTACCTTGATAATCTCTTCACGGAATGCGTGAGCTTGATCTCGAATAGGTTGAGGGGTATTGTCACTCACGCTGACAATCTCATTTGCCGCCATCTCAGCAAGTTGCTCAGGAGATAGAGGGCCGTTATTTGAGGTGTAGATTTTAAAGTCTATCATGTCTACAGTTTAGAGTCGTTTTGAGGTATCGTCAACTTACACCCACTCGCCTGTACGCATAGCCTCCGCAAGACGCTCGGCCCGACGGCCCACTTGGCGAGCCCAACGGGAATCCATCATCTGCTCCCCCGCTTCGACCCAATCTTCGTCTTCGATGGCGTCCCACATCTTCTGGAACTTCATAAGTGTCGGAGTACCGAGGTTGAAACCCATATCAACCAATACACGTTGTCGA